ATGGCTGATATGCAACGGCTGTTGAAGCGTGGAGACACTTACCACTATCACCGCCGCGTTCCGCTCCACCTTGTCGATATAGTCGGCAAGAAGTTTGTTCGCCGTGCGCTGGGCACTGACAGCCCCAAGGAAGCGCGCCGCCGCCGCACCTTGGAAGACGCCCGCACCGAAGCAATGTTTCGGGAAGCGGAAAAGGGCATCAAGCCCGGCGCGAGCCGCGCAGGCGTGTCGCTGGACACCCTCACCGGCTATGTGCGGGAGACGGTGGAAGAGATGGACCGCAAAGCGTCCGAACAGCTGGCCCTCTCCCCTCCCGCTGACAAACGGCAGTTGGCGGACATGGTGCAGGATGCCGAAGTCCAGCTTGGCATCCTGACCAGTCCCGGCGACCCCCGGCAGGATGAGTTCGTGGCCAGCGTCACCGACCGCATTGCCTATGCCCATGGTGCAGACCTGACCGACGCCGCCCTTGTCGCGCAATTCGCAGAAGTCGTGCGGCGGGGCTTGGTGGAAGTCACCCGTCGCCATATCGGGCGGCTGACCAACGATAACGGCAGCGCCTTCCATGATGCGGCGTTTGATCCCGCAGCACCGCCGCCCGCCGCTGCAAGCGTGGCCACGCTCGACACCGACATTGTGGACGGCTGGGCAGCAGAGCGGAAACCTTCACAAAAGGCCGTGGACAGTTGCCGGAGCGAAACCCGCAAGTTCCTCGTCCATACCGGGCCGAAGGCCGTGGGCGACATAACGCGGCAAGACGTGTTGAGCTACAAGGCCGCGATGATCGCGGACGGCCAAAGTCCTGCCAACATCAAGACCCGGCTAAGCCGCCTCAATACCGTGCTGGGCTGGGCCGCCGAAAACGGGCACCTTGCCGCGAACCCAGCCAAAGGCATCACCATCAAGGTGCCGAAGAAGAGCAAGGACAAGCGCCAGCCCTTCGACGCAAACGACCTGAACGCGATCTTCGCCGGTCCTGTTCATGCGGACGGCGACCGTCCCCTTCGCGGGCGCGGGGATGCTTCCTACTGGCTCCCGCTGCTGGCGCTGTTCAGCGGGGCGCGTCTGGAGGAAATGGCCCAGCTTCGTCCCCATGACGTGGTCCAGCACACCTACACCGATGGCGACGGGCAGACCCGGCAAAGCTGGTTCATCAAGATTGTCGAGGTGGATGGCGAAGACGGAACCAGCGTCAAAACCGCAGGCAGCGAACGCCTTGTCCCTGTGCATCCCGTGCTGGAAGAACTTGGCTTCATCGCCTTCGTGAAAGCCCAGCAGCAGGCCGGACACGCCCGCCTGTTCCATCTGTTGAAGCCGGGAGCTTATGGGAAGCTGGGCAACAAGTGGGGCGAATGGTGGAGCGGCTACATGCGCGGCGTCATCGGCATCACCGACAAGCGCAAGGTTTTCCATAGCTTCCGCCACACCTTCAAGGATATGGCCCGGCATTGTGGCCTGCCCGAAGGCGTGGCCCGCCAGATTATGGGCCATAGCGGCGAGGACGTGGCCGATGATTACGGCAACGGCCATGCCCTGTTCCAGCTTGTCGAGGGCATGGCGAAGGTGAAAGCTGTGGGCGTTAACCTGCCCGCACCGCCAGCCGTCTAGCTATACCGGGCTGGGCTAAGATTTATCCCACCCTATCAGCAATCCGTTGCACGGGCGCAGTGAGTTGCCCACCCTTGAAAGAGAAAACCCCCACCTTGCCGGGCGGGGGCTTTCAGGAACGCCGGAAACCGACGCTGACTATCACCAGCGACACTACCCCCGGCGCTCCATCCACGCAACACCGGAAGGAGCCAGAACCGTGTCCAATGTCGTGCCCCTCATTGCCAGCGCGCAGGCCAAGGCCAAGATGAAAAAGGCCCTGACCAAGGGCCAGACCAAGGCCAAGACCGCCAAGGCCCCCGCAAGCCAGATAAAGGCCGTCGAGAACGCCATGAAGGCAGCGCGGAAGGCCAAGACCCAACTGGGGGCACCGGGGCATCTGGCACGATGCCGATTTCTGGTTGGCAACCATTGGGGCGCTGCTGCCCTGCTATACCGTCTGGCTGGCCAATGGCGTGATATTAAGCGGAAGTGGAATGGCAAACGTGGTCCCTGCCTCGCCATGTCGCGGGCAGAATTAGCATCGGCGGCTGGATTGGGGTCTAGGGAGATCGAAACAGCCCTGAAACGAGTTCGATCCTATGCCTTCCATATCGTCCAGATTGAGAACGAGGGCGAAGGGCGGCACAAGAAAATGTGCGTTTATTTTGACCCGATTGCCTATGCCGAAGAGATGGAAAAAATCGGTTATGAGATCGCCGCTACGGCTCAAGATGGGCTGTCCGTTTTTGACATCAAATAGGGCGCAAACGTAATCTTAAAATTACGTCTAGGCGGATAATTCATAACAGGTAAGGAGAAACAGGTAAGAGACTTCCTACTACTCCTATCTAACGATAGAAGTAGCAGGTGCATCCCGCTTCGCTGCGCTCACGGGCCGCAACAGTTCCCGAACGTTCGTCCGGGGAAGGCAGTGGGGGATACATGCTAACGCATGTCTCCCGCTGGGAAGTGTCCATGCTTCGCATGTCCCCTTTCCCGTGACCTCCTCACCCCAAAGCCCCTAGGTTCCACGCGCCGAGAATTATTGACCACGCCCGGCACCTGTGCCACAAGATCAGCAGCGCATCAGACCCGTAACGCATCGGGGAAAGCTGACCAGCTTTCGGATGACATGAAACCCATGTCCACCATCCGAAAGTCCGCGCCTTGTTTTCGTTCTTCTCTCGCAAGCCAGATGAACCATCCGCGTCTGTCGCGGATGAAGTCCGCTCGCTTGCCGAACCGACCGCGTTTGACTTCGCTGTATTCGGGGCCGTGCCTTCCCTCGCTGGCGTGGCCGTCAATCCCTCCACCGCCATGCGCGTCCCTGCCGTTGCGGCAGGCGTCAAGGCACTGGCCGAGGCCACCGGCATCCTTCCGCTGCCTGTCTATCGTCGCGGCGAAGACGCCTCCCGTGACCGCGACAACAGCCACCCCGCCTATCGCCTGCTGAACCTTGATGCGAACCCGTGGACACGGGGGCCGCAGCTTCGCGAACTGCTAACAGCCGACGCCATAGCCTACGGCGACGGGTTCGCGCTGATCGTGCGGGACGGCACGGGCGACCCCCGCGAGCTTCACCGTATCCACCCCACTGCCGTTGCCGTCGAAATCGACCGTCTCACCGGCGAACCGCGTTATCGCGTCACGACCGATGCGGGCCAGCGGCTTGTCGGGTTCATGGACATGCTGCACCTGCGCGCCCCGGCCACAACCTGCACGGATGGCGTGTCTGGCGTGTCGCCGCTGATGCAGGCCCGTGACGCCATCGGCCTGCTGATCGTGCTGCAAGGCCATGCCTGTCGCCTGTTCGCCAACGGCGGGCGTCCGTCCGGCATCCTGTCCTTCCCCCAGAAGTTGGGCGCTGAAGTCGCCAAGCGCATCCGCGATAGCTGGCGCACCGCGACATCGGGCAGCAGCGCAGGCGGCACCGCTGTTCTGGAGGAAGGCGGCACCTTCACCCCGCTGGCCTTCAGCAGCGTGGATAATCAATATCTGGAAATCTGGCAGCTTTCCTTGACGGAAGTGGCCCGCGTTCTTCGCGTCCCGCCCGTCCTGCTGATGGACTACACCCGCCAGACTTGGGCCAATGCAGAGACGGGCGGCCAGCAGTTCCTTACCTATTCGCTCGCCCCTTGGCTGGCCCGCTGGGAAGCCGAAGTTACTCTGAAGCTGATCCCTGCTGAAGATCGGGACAGCATCTTCGTGGAGCATCTGACGGACGCCTTGCTGCGCGCCGACTTCGCCACCCGTGCCACGGCATATTCGCAGTATCGTGCGGCTGGCGTCCTGACCGCGAACGAGGTTCGCCGGGGCCTGAACCTGCCCCCGCTGCCGGGCGGCGACGTGCTGCAAAACCCGTTCACCACCACCGGCAAAGATGCAGGAGGCGCGACCGATGCAGCCTGAAGCCCCCAGCCATCGCCAGTTCTTCGGGGACCGGGAACGGGCCTTCGCCCTCCCGCCCGAACTGATCGTGGAGCTTGAACGCATCACGGGCACGGGCATCGGCGGCCTGTGCCGTCGCCTGTTCAGCGGCGACTTCCACCACCGAGAAATCATCGAAACTATCCGGCTGGGCCTGATCGGCGGGGGCGAAAACCCCGAACCCGCCGCCGCGCTGATCGCTGCCTATGCCGCCGCCCGCCCGCTGGCCGAAACCTATCCGCTGGCCGTGGCGATCTTGGAAACCGCTTGGTTCGGGCAATCGCAGGAGCAGGCCAATGGGTAGCGGATTGGGGTCCGCCCAGCGGGCCGTCATGGCCATATTCGAGGATGAGCCGGACGCCCGGCTGACCGTCAAGGAAGTCGCGGCCCGTGTCTATCCGGGCAAGGACATCACACGCGGCGACACCAACAACATCGGGCGCGTCCTGCGCCAGCTTGCCCCGGTTATCGGGCTGGCATCGTGCCGCGTCCGCATCCCCGATCATTTCGGCTGGCGTCATGTCTGGGGGCGCAAATGACTGCACCCGTGACACTGATTGCGCCGGACGTGCTGGATTGCGAAGTCCGGTTCGCGCCGCCAGCCGATGACGGCACGATTGAGGGCATCGCTGTCCGGTTCAACACCGTGGACAGCTATCGCACCAGCTTCGACGCCCGTGCCTTCGCATGGGACGGGAAAAGCCTGCCCCTGCTGTGGAGCCATCGCGCCGATGAAGTCGTGGGCAGCGTCCATAGCGTAGCCGTCGAGGCTGATGGCCTGAAGGTTCGCGGCAAGCTCAATCTGGAAGTCCAGCGCGCCCGTGAAGTCCGGGCCATGCTGATCGCCGGGGACGTGTCCGGCCTGTCCATCGGCTTCCGTCGCCTGAAGGACGAAAGCCGCGCCGGGGGCATCCGCCACATCACGCAAGCCCGGCTTGTGGAAGTCTCATTCGTCGCGGTCCCCAGCGTTCCCGGCTCCCGCGTCACGTCCGTCCGCACCGTGCCGGACCTGTCCATCCTCAATCGCACCATCACCAACGCCATCGCCGCCCTGAAAGGAAAATGACCGTGACCCTTCATAACCCCATCGAAATCCGCAGCGCGCAGCCCATCGAAACCCGCGAACAGCAGCAGGATGACCCGCTGGCCGCAGTCGTCGCGGGCGTGGAGGAACTGCGTTCCGCCGCCGAACAGCACCGCGCCCAGCTTGATGAGCGGCTGGCGACTGAAACCCGCACCATCGGGGACCGCATCGCCGCGCTGGAAACCCGGCTCAATCGTCCTGGCATCGGCCAGCAGCAGCAGCAACGGCAGGACGAACCGGCAGTCGAACAGCGGGCGTTCAACAGCTTCGTCCGCACGGGCGTCGAGCGCATGGGGGCCGATGAAGTCCGCGCCCTGACCGTCTCGACCGATGCGAACGGCGGCTATCTGGCCCCGGAACAGTTTGTCCGGGAACTGGACCGCAACCTTGTGCTGTTCAGCCCGATCCGCACCGCTGCCCGCGTGTCGCCCGCCAGCGCCGGGGAAATCATCCTGCCCAAGCGCACCGGCACGATGACCGCAAGCTGGGGCGGCGAAACCACGCCCGCCACCAGCACCCAGCCCGCCTACGGGCAGCAGTCCATCAACGTCTATGAGCTGAAATGCTATGTGGACGTGTCCAACACCCTGCTGGAGGACGCCGCGTTCAACCTTGAAGCCGAACTGGCTTTCGACTTCGCGGAAGAGTTCGGACGGGCGGAAGGCGCGGCCTTCGTCACGGGCGACGGCAGCGGCAAGCCCAACGGCCTGCTGAACACCACCGGGCTGACCGGCATCACCGCAGCCGCCGCGAACTTCACGGCGGACGAACTGATCGACCTGTATCACGCGCTGCCCGGCGCTTATGCCGCCCGTGCCGTCTGGGCAATGAACCGCACCACCATCGGGGCTGTCCGCAAGCTCAAGAACAGCGGCGGGGACTATCTGTGGCGCGAGCCGATCAGCGAGGGCAACCCGGCGACCATCTTGGGCCGTCCCGTTGTCGAGTTCCCGGACATGCCGGATGCCGATGCCGAGGAAATCCCCATCGTCTTCGGGGATTTCGGTTCGGGCTTCCGCATCTTCGACCGCGTGAACCTGTCCGTCCTGCGCGATCCCTACAGCCAGCAGGTGAACGGGCTTGTCCGCTTTCATGCGCGCCGTCGCGTGGGCGGCGGCGTCACCAAGGCCGAAGCCTTCCGCACCCTCACCATGCCCGAATGATCCGAACCGGGGGCGGCGGCTTTCGTCGCCCCCAGCCTGCTGCCCCCATCTGAAAGGTTCATGCGATGACCGTCCACACCAATGCAAAGTCCCGCCTGTTCATCGGCGCGGCGAACAATACCATCAGCGAACTGGCCGATTTCGAGGCCGAAGACTGGCTGGAAATCAAGGAAGTCGAGGACATTGGCGAATTTGGCGTCGAGGGGTCCGAACAGACCTTCCTTTCGCTGGCCGATGGCTATGTCCGCAAGTTGAAAGGCTCGCTTAATTCCGGCACCCTTGAAGTGATCGCCGGGCGTGATCCTTCGGACCCCGGCCAGAACCGTGCCCGTGCCGCTGCTGGCGATTGGTTCAAATATCCCTTCAAGGTGGAACTGAACGACAAGCCGACGCCGGACGGCACCAATACCATCTATTATTTCCGTGCGCCGGTCATGTCCGCCAAGTCGAATTACGGCAACGCGGACAACATCGTGAAGACCACCTTCGCGCTGTCCATTGACGGGGCAATTCTGGAACTGCCCGCCGCCCCGACCATCACCATGTCCCCGGCTGCTGGCGCGCTCACGCCCGCCGAAGAGGATAGCGCCTACACCGTCACCATCGCGGCGACGGGCGGCGCTGGCACCCCGTCCTATGCCATCACGGCGGGCGCGCTTCCGACCGGGCTGACCCTGAACAGCGCCACCGGCGAAATTAGCGGCACCCCTACGGCGGCGGGGAATTACAGCTTCACCGTGACGGCGACGTTCGACGGGGCGGGCACCGCGTCCGCCGCCTACACGCTGACCGTTGAGGCATAAGAACGGGATGATGCGGCTGGCCGTGCCGATCATCGTCATCTTGGCGGGCGAGGCTGTAACGCTTCGTCCGTCACTGGCCTGCGCCATGCAGCTTGAACGCCGCCCCGGTTCCTTCAAGGGGCTGCTGGACGAGATCGCGGACGATAGCCTGTCCGCCGCCAGCGCGATCATCGCGCCGCATCATTCCCATCCCATGCTTGCCAGCAGGATCATGGATGCCGGGCTGGACCGCCTGCGCCCGGTCCTGATTGATTATGTGCTGCAATGCGCGGGGATCGACCCGGACGCCGAGGCCACGGGCGACGGCCCCGGCCTGTCCTTCGCGGACCACCTCCAGCAGCTTTACCGCATCGGTTCCGGCTGGCTGGGCTGGACCCCGGATGCCACGCTGGACGCCACCCCCTCCGAAATCATGGAAGCCTATCGGGGCCGCATGGACATGCTGAAGGCGATCTTCGGCAGCGCCGATGATGAACCACGCCAGCCCGACACCCGCAATCTGGACGACAAGTTCCGGGCGGCGTTCGGTTCCTTCGGCACCATCGTCGTCAACCGGGGGACAGCATGATGGCGCAGGGCCGGGAATATTGGGCGGGCATGGTCCGCGAACTGATCGCGGAAAAGGGCGTGTCCTATCGCGAGCTTTCACGGGCAACGGGCGTTCACCGCGCCACACTGCGCCGCTGGCTGAACCTTGGCAGCAGCCACATGCCCATCACCACGCTGGAAACCCTGCTGGCATATCTGGGCTATGAACTGGACGCCATCAGGCGGGAAGATGGCCATAGCGTTCGCCGGGGGACGGAATAATGCCCGTGCGCGCTCCCTCCATCCGCGCTTGCGGCTGCGTCGTGCCGTCCGGCCAGCGTTGCCAGCACATGATTGCCCGCGACCGGGACCGGAAGGCCCGACACGATCAGCACCGCCCCAGCGCCCGGCAGCGTGGTTATGATAGCAAATGGGATCAGGCCCGCGCCGCGTTCCTGAAGGCGCATCCCCGTTGCGTCATGTGCGGCAACCCCAGCCGCGTCGTGGATCATGTCACCCCGCATCGTGGCGACCGCAAGCTGTTCTGGCAGCGGTCCAACTGGCAGGCCCTATGCACCCCCTGCCATTCCAGCCGGAAGCAATCGCAGGAGGCCCGCCGATGACGCGCCGCCTGTTCACCTATCAGGGCGCTGGCCGGTCCATCCGGGAGATAGCGGGCATGGTGGGCATGAAGCCCAGCACCCTGCATTTCCGGCTGTGCGTGAAAGGCATGTCCGTCGCGGACGCCATCGCCATGCCCATCACCCCGAAGCATCGCCTGAACCCCGAAGGCAGGAAACCCCGGCTCTATGAGTTCCGGGGCCAGATGCTGGACGCCAAGACCATCGCCACTATGATCGGCAGGCATCGTGATACCGTATATCGCCGCGTCGTGGGCAACCGCGTGCTGGACATCGGGGAAAGTCCCGATCCCTACACCGGCTTTCAGGACGCCCCCAGCACGGCCATCCTGATAACCCATGACGGCGAAATCCATCCCGCAGCCGAGTGGGCAAGGCGCATGGGGATCAGCAAGGAAACCGTCTATTCCCGCATAGCGCATGGCTGGACGCCTTCGCGGGCAATCACCACGCCCCCAGACCCGCGCTTCGCCATGCGGACCATCAAGGTGCGAAACCTTCGCATCATCCGCCGCATCGCCTCCACCTTCAGGCCCATGACCGGGGGGCACCTTTCAACTTTCGCCAATTCCTTGGGGACCGGCGCGGGGAGGCACGCGCATCATCTGCAATCAGGAAAACCGGCATGACCATCATTACCGTGGCGGACGCCAAGGCCCATATGAATATCACCGGGGAAGCCGATGACGCCCTGATTGCCGACAAGATCGCGGCGGCGGAAGCGTGGATTGGCCAGTTCATCGGCACGGCGCTGGACGATGCCGGGGCCTTCCCGGACGGCACCCCCGAACCGCTGAAGGAAGCCACCCGCCAGCTTGTCGCCCATATGTATGAGCAGCGGGAAGCCGTGCTGATCGGCATCGCGTCTGATGAAGTGCCGTTCGGCGTTGCGGACCTGATCCGTCCTTATCGGGATTGGGCGTTCTGATGAGCGCGCAGCTATCCCGCCTGTCCAAACGCCTTGCGGCCATCCCCAAGGCCGTGCGTTCCGCCGTGCATCCGTCCCTGACCCAGTCGGGGGAGGAACTGGCCCAGCGGATGCGGCACCTTGCCCCCGAAGACACCGGGGCGCTGAAGGACAGCATTGCCGTCACCCCGCCCGGACAGGCCACGCCGCCCTATAGCCAGCCGGGCGGTTCCACCGTCGCCCGTGATAATCAGGTATTGGTGACGGCGGGCAACAGCGACGTACGCTATCCGCATTTGCAGGAATACGGCACGGCCAACGCCCCGGCGCAGCCGTTCTTCTGGCCTGCCTATCGCCTGACGAAAAAGCGCATCGGCAACCGTGTGAAGCGGGCCATCCGCAAGGCTGTGAAGGAGGCGCGCTGATGGAACCCAGCCTTGCCCTTCAGAAAGCCATCCGCGCCCGGCTGATCGGCACCCCGGCCGTGACGGCCTTGGTGCCCGCCGCCAATGTGCTGGACAAGAACAGCCGCCCGGAAGTCTTCCCGTCCATCATCATCGGGGAGGCCCAGACCGTGCCGGGCGATGGCCTTGCCCGCACCCGCTACACCGTCTTTGCCGACCTTCACCTGTGGCAGACCGAACCGGGGCTGGCTTTCGTGAAGGGCGTGGCGAGCGCGCTGTGGGGCGCGTTTCGGACGCCCTTCTACACGATAGACGGGCACCATGTTGCGGACCTGCATATCACGTCCAGCCGCTTCATCCGCGATCCCGATGGCCTGCATTCGCATGGCATCATCAGCGTGGAAGCCCAGCTTGTGGAGCTTGTGCCATGAGGGCGGGCAAGCTGGACCGCAGCATCACCATCGAGCGCGTGACTACGACCGTGGACGACTTCGGCACCCCCGTTTCGGGCTGGGCCACCGTCGCCACCGTGCGGGCGCAGCGCATCCAGTCCACGACCGAAGAGTTCATGCGGTCCTTCGGGGCCAGCAGCGAAACCGCCGTGATATTCCGCATTCGGCACATGGACGGCCTGACCCTTGCCGATCGCGTGAAGGAAGGTTCCGCCATCTTCGACGTGAAGGAGATCAAGGAACTTGGGCGGCGCGAAGGGCTGGAACTTCGCTGCACGGCGACGGGGGGATGATCCGTGCCCATCAAGATCATCCGCAAGAAGAAAGTAAGTGCCGATCCACCGGCCATTGATTGCACCGCGCCCGATCCGCTTGTCTGCCACAATCCCTTCCCCGACATCCCGGACCCGTTCGGCTATGGGCAGCGGGCCGTCGATTTCCTTCGCGGGCTGAAGCACCCCAAGTCCCGCCTTCCGGGCGGCGCGTTCCAGCTAGACCCGTGGCAGGAAAAGATAGTCCGCCAGATTTATGGCCCATGCGACGAGTTCGGCAATCGCATCATCCAGTCCGTTGTCATCATGGTGCCCCGTGGCAACCGGAAGACCAGTCTGGCCGCTGCCCTGACCCTGTTGCACACCATCGGGCCGGAAGCCGTGCCGGGCGGCGAAGTCCTGCTGGCTGCTGCCGATCAGAAACAGGCGAAGATTGGATTGCAGGAAGCCATCGGCCTTATTCAGGCCGGGGAGCATGAACTGTGGCGCAAGGGACAGGGCAATGTCCGCTTCGACGCCGCCCATCAAATCAAGCTCCAGGAATATAAGAACCGCATTAGCTTTCCGAACGGTTCGTGGCTGGAGGCGCTGTCAAACGACGCGGGAACCCAGCATGGCCGCACCCCCGTCTTTGCCCTGTGCGATGAAATCCACGCATGGCGGAAGCGTGACCTGTGGGACGTGATCGACACCGGCCTTGCCAAGGTGGACAACAGCCTGCGCATCACCATCACCACGGCAGGCCGGGGGCAGGAGAATGTCGCCTTCCAAGTCATCGACTATGCCCGCCGCGTGGCGCGGGGCGAGATCGACGACCCCAGCACCTTGGCCGTCCTGTATGAAACGCCCGCCGATGCCGATTGGCAGGATGAAAGCCTGTGGCACCTCGCCAATCCCGGCCTTGCCCATGGCTATCCCAGCCTGTCGGGCCTGCGCCGCATCGCCCGTGCCGCAGCCAACAGCCCAGCCGACCGGGACGCCTTCCGACAACTGCATCTGAATGTCTGGCTGGGCCATAGCTCCACGCCCTTCGTGGACATGCCCATCTATGACATCGGGGCCAGCCCCTTCGATCTGGCCGAGCTGGAGGGCGAACCCTGCTGGCTGGGCGTGGACCTGTCGAGCAATTCGGACCTGACCGTCATCGTCGCCGCATGGCGGGACGGCAATGGCGGCTATATCGTCCACCCTTGGTTTTTCTGCCCGGAAGATAATCTGCAACGCCGTGCCGACCGGGATGGCGTTCCCTATCCCTATTGGGCGGAACAGGGCTTCATCGAACCGACGCCGGGCAATGTCGTGGACTTCCGGCATGTGGAAGACACCATCCGCGACCTGTGCCAGCGGTTCGACGTGCGGGAAATCGCCTTCGACCCGCACCTTGCCCGCAACATGCTGAACAACCTGTTGGAGGATGGCTTTCCCGCCGTCGAGATGCGGCAGGGCTGGATAACGATGGCCCCGGCCATCAAGGAACTGGAACGGGCCATCATCGCGGGCAAATTCCAGCATGGCGGGCATCCCGTCCTGCGCTGGAACTTCGACAATATCGCTGTCGAAACCGATAAGGCGGGGAACAAGTCCTTCCACAAGGGCAAGAGCCGGGACCGCATCGACGGCGCTGTTGCTTCCGCCATGGCCGTCGCCCGTGCCGCGACCGGGGAGGACACCCGCTCAATTTATGAAACCGATGACCGGGCCGATGGCCTGCTGATTTTCTAGGGGACGCATCATGGCCACCGAAACAGAACAGCTTGTCGTTTCTCTTGAAGCCCGCATTCGGGACTTTGAGCGCAATTTCCAGCGCGCCAACCGGGCGGCGAATGATAATTTCGGCAAGATCGAAAACCGCGCCCGCGTATCGGCCCGCCGCATGGAAAAGAGCATGGCGGACGCTGCCACCGGCATGGGCAACCGCCTGAAGGGGCTGGCCGGTTCGCTGGCCGCTGCCTTTTCCGCCCGTGAACTGATTTCCCTGACGGACAGCTACACCCGGTTCCAGAACAGCCTTCGCGTGGCGGGCGTCGAGGGCGCGAACCTCAAATTGGTGCAGGATCAGCTATTCGCATCGGCGCAGCGTTACGGCGTGGAACTGGAAACGCTGGGCCAGCTTTATGGCCGGGCATCGCAGGCCGCTGTATCGCTGGGGGCATCGCAAAGCGATCTGCTGAAGTTCACCGATAACATTTCCGCCGCCGTGAAGGTGCAAGGCGGTTCCGTTCAGGAAGCATCGGGCGCGCTGCTGCAACTGTCGCAAGCCCTGCAAAGCGGGACGGTTCGGGCCGAAGAATTTAATTCCATCAATGAAGGGCTGTTCCCGGTCCTTCAGGCCGTCGCGGCGGGCAATGAACGGTTCGGCGGTTCCGTCGCCAAGCTGCGCGCCGAAGTCATGGCGGGCACCGTGTCCAGCCGGGAGTTCTTCGAGGCGTTCCAAGCGGGCGCGCCCATGCTGGAGGAACGCGCCGCCAAGTCCGTCCTGACCACCAGCGCGGCGTTCCAGACCCTTCGCAATGCCTTGGTGCAGTATTTCGGGGAAGCGGACAAATCCAACGGTTCCACCGCTGCCCTTGCCGAAGCCATCAAGATGCTGGCCGATAATCTGGACATCGTGATCCCGGCGATTGCCACCCTGTCCGGGGCGCTGGGCATCGGCTTCGTCGTCAATGCCGCCCGTGCCGCCGTCGCTGCCCGTGGCGTGGGCGCGGCGCTGCTGGGGGCGTTCGGCGGACCCGTGGGCATCGCCATCACCGGCATCACCGTCGCCCTTGTCGGACTGGCATCCGAAACCGCCAAGACGCGGGCCGCGCTTGATGGCGTGGAAGCCATCACCAGCGATGCCGCTCGTGCGCTGAACGATGCGCGGGGCAAGGCGGACAGTGCCGCCACGGGCGTCCGGGGCGTGGGCAGCGAAGCCGCCGCATCGGAAACCAAGGTGCGGTCCTTCGCCGGGGCCGTGGGCGAAGCGGCGCAGGAACTTTATAATCTGGCCCGCGCCCGGCAGGCAGCCTTGATTTCCGATCTGGAGGCCAAGCGGCAACAGGCCAGCCTTCAATATAGCGAACTGTGGGGCCAGACCCGACGCGGCCTTGATGCCCGTGTCCGGGGAGACGGTTCTATCCGGCATCAGATATTCAGCCTTGACGGCTGGAAAGCGGACCTGACCCGGCTGGGCCGTTCCATCGGGATGCTGGAAGACCCGGAAGCCGAGCTTCAGGACGGCATGAAAGGCCTGAAAGAGGCCATGGCGAATTATGATGCCGCCATTGCCGAAGCGTCCCGCAATCTGGAGCGGTTCGCCACCAATCCCCGCGCCCCAGCCGCATCCGGGGGGCGGCCCAGCGGCACCGGGCGGACCCGCACCGGCAAGACCGATGCCGAGCGGGCGGCAGAAGCCGAAAAGCGGCTTCAGGAACGCATCCAACAGGCCACCGACGACTTGCGCCTTCAGCTTCGCCTTGCCGATCTACGCGCCGAAGGGCTGGACGTTCAGGCGGACAAGGAACAGGCCATCGCCAGCATCCGGGGGCAATTCCCCGAATTGGTGAACACCGAAAACACCGCCCTGAAGGAACAGCTTGCCCTTATGGAAGGGCTGGCCATCGCCGCCGTGGACCGGGCCGAAGCCCAGCGGCAGGCGCAGGAACAGAAAGAGCGGGATGAAACCTATTCCGGCATCATCGGGGATGGTCAGAACTTCATCCGCGATCAGGGCAATGAGTTGCAGGCGATGGGTATGGACCCGCAAGCGGCATCCGCATTCCTGCATGAACAGGATATGCTCAATCAGGCCCAGCAGCAGGGCATTGAACTGACAGCAGGCCAGCGCGCCGAGATCGCCCAGCTTGCCCAAGGCATGGCCGCTGCCGAAGCCGCCACCACCGCCTTTGCCCAAGCCCAGCGCAACGCCGCCGAGCTATCGCGGTTCTTCGGGGACAGCGCCGTGGACGCCCTGCATGGCGTCATCACCGGCACCAAGAGCGCCCGGCAGTCCATCCTTGATATGACCAGCGCCCTTATCAAGATGGCCCTGCAATCCATGCTGCTGGGCAGCGGTCCTATGGCTGGCCTGTTCGGCGGCCCCGCTGGGGGACTTGGGGGTGTCATTGGCGGGCTGCTGGGCTTTGCCGAGGGCGGCCATATCCGAGGCCCAGGAACGTCCACCAGTGACAGCATCCCCATCATGGCCAGCAACGGGGAATATATCATCAACGCCAAGCAGGCCCGGAAGCATCTGCCATTGCTGGAGGCGATCAACAGCGGAAAGGCCCCGGCCTTCGCCACGGGCGGACGCATCGGCGCGAGCCTGTCCAACACCTATGCCCCCAGCGTCAATGTGAACGTGTCGGGCGGGCAGGACGCCCGCGTTGCCCGTCAAATCGCTGATGCCGTGGGACAGGCCCTTGATAGCCGCCGCCCGGACACCTTCCGCCGTTCCGAAGCCCAGACCCTTACAAAACTAGGGCAGGAAATGAGCCGCCAAGTCCAGCGCAACGGCTAAGTGGCACTGCTTGTCGACAATCCAACCAAGTTGGGTCAACCTAGGGCAAGTTGCTGCTGTTCCAACCCTTTCTCGCCAGCGAATGTAGAGTATTCTGCGCCTAGGCCAAGCTCATCTGCAACGCGCTCAAGGGATATTCTTTTTAGAATGTCTGCCGTTATCGGTCGCTTTTCGTCATGAAAAACCATTGAACCGAGAAATTCCTCGTAGGGTTCAGACTGGATCAATGACATGATAAAATCTGCTTCTATCTCCTCTTTACATGACAGGAAATAAATAGTGTCATCTAGTACAACCGGCCTCCCTTCATTTGGACCGATCTTTGTGAACTTCAGGTTTTTATAGAAACCTGATATAGCGACCTTCCAAGGCGCAAACGTGTAGGAACCAACACCAAAGATTGAGAAGCGGGGCTTGCCACGGTAAATTACGCTGCCCCGGCCATCCAATTTGGCAGCATGATTGGTTAGATATGCCCATGTTCGGGGAGCAGTTTCAGCAATGCCTGACGTGTCTTCTCCAATCTCTCTCTGTGGAACTATCATGAACCGCCCCGCACTGACCCGGCCCTTTGCAATGTCTGAGCTTTTGAGCATAGGATAGACAAAATCCCGCTCTATGCTGACGCGTTCACCGAGGCCATTGACCAAATGCCCGTCATCGTCATGCGACAGTTCCATAATCTTTGAACAGTCATGTTTGACCCCGGACCTCCAAACATAGGTCCGATTATTGCCAATTAGGTGGCGGTAACGAGTGTAGCCAGCAACATTTGAGACAAGCACACCATCGTGAAACCCGATTGTCGATTGGGGACAATCAGAAGACAAGCTGTCATAGACATCACAATCTTGTGAGATTTCACCTTGCTTGACAGGTAAGACGAAAAGGCAAGCATCAACAGCCGCGCCAAAATGGCGCATCGCGTCCACCTTATAAATTGCAGCACGGCCCACTTCATCACGTTGCCGCCACGCTTGCCGCAGCACCTTCCGGGCTACGGATGTCTTGACCAGCATTGCTATCCAGCCGCAACGCTTCTTGAGCCAATCAAGCTGTTGAAGAAGCATCCATTCCGAGATGTCGAAGTTGGCCTTGCCGGTTATCGCGTCGAGACCCTGATGGCCTTGAAAGTTGCTCTTAACCGGAAGATTTGTGCTGTTTAATATGCCAAGCTCAGCATTGGTTACCCACGGCGGGTTGCCCAGCACTAGCCAAGGCCCGCCGTCCCGGCTCAAGACGGCATCCCAGTCCACCGCGAAGAAGTCGCCCCGCTCGACCTGTCCAGCCTCGCCCAGTCGCTCGCTGGCCTCCGCAACATACACATCATTGAGTTCCACGCCCAAGCGGGTCCGTGCGTTGGGAAAGGCCGTGGCAGCCGCTGCAAGGAATGCACCTTTGCCGCAAGTCGGCTCTAATACCGCAGGTGCAGCAATGCCCCGCCGTGTCAGCACCGTGCATACTTCGGTCGCGAGCGCATCCGGGGTCTGGAAATCCCCATATTGCCAAATGTCACGATGCTTGGGGGTGGCCATGCTCAACGAACCCGTTGGATGCCGTTGACGGCCCCTGCCTGAGTGATGACCCGCCCATACTGAAGTCGCCATTGCAGCGCATTGGAGATTGTGAGGTAGCCCTGTAGCGGCGGCTCTTTCAGCACTGCTTCCGCGATATTTCGGGCCTCAATTTCATCTACCGGCAGGTTTTTATCCTGAATAAAGGCAACGATGTCATCCTCGTTGCCGTCGTTCTCCACGATCTGGCGCAGGCCTCGTGTCATCTGAAAATCAGCGGTTCGGCTCTTGTCCACAAAAATCGTGTGCATCATGTTCAGGCGACCCGTCTGGGCTGCCGCATCGTCCGTTTTTTCGTAAACAAACACAATCAAATGATACCCAAGACCGTATATCTTCTGCCTCGCAGACCTGAAGGGGCAAGAGGATTGCGGCTGCCTGATACTTGTGACTTTGATATCAACATCTAGGCTTGGAATATCGATGCCTGATGCTGAATTGCCAGCTCCAAACGCATAGCGTTCCAATAGATAAGACGTGAACTTGTGTTCAAGGTATGTTCCAACTGCCTTGCCGTCCGTAACGCCATAGAGTGCTGGCTCATCATATTTGCTTTCTACTTCAGCAAAATCAGCCGCTTCCGAGCAAAGTATATCCAGCGTTAGCAATGTCTTATTCGACAACTCATACCCCCTTTTGCAGCGCGGCCCGCTCTTCTCGCTCGCAGCCAATGAAGCAAGAGCTTCGACAATGTGCGGAAATTCCCGAACCATCTACAAATTGCGGCTTTCCTTGGCAACCTCATTGTGATACAAACCAAGAACCAGACACGCCTAAGTTCTTGAAATGTGGTGCATCAAGGGGGCCTAATAGCCCCTCCCGTAGGGGTCACCAGATAGCGCTCTGAATTCATTACGTGATTTCCTCACGCGCGAACAACCAAGCGCAACCGCTTGACTTTTCACCAAGACCCTGTGGGCAGTCGCCCATCCTGAATGGTGGGACCGAATGTGGTTTACCGCTCGCGGCGCCATGGGGATGTTGCCGTCCAATAAGATGATCCGGCGACGCAGCGACGCGCCGGCAATGGAGTTGGAGCTATGACGGCCAAGGAGAGCGTGAAGATCGAGGCGGCGCCCGCCCCCAGGGAGTCGGTGCCAGGCGCCGAGGCGCAGCCGGAGCAGAACTTCCGCTTCTACGACAACCGTCAGAAATATCTGATGTTCGTGAATACCTGTTCGGAGAAATGGATCGTCTCCGAGCGGGTCGAGAAGGAACTGGACGCGCTTTCCCCCCGCCCGCCGGCCGTGCGCTTCTTCGATGCCGGCATGGGCGACGGCACCGTGCTCGCCCGTGTGCTGCGCGCCATGCACCGCAAGTTCGAGCGCTTCCCCTTCTTCATTGCCGGCAAGGAGATCAGCCTGGAGGATGTGCGCCTCACGCTCGATAAGATGCCGGACCGCTTCCTCGAGCATCCCGAGATGGTGTTCGCCTTCACCAACATCTCCTATGCCGACGCGCCCTGGCTGCAGCCCTCCAATCCCGAGGCAGCGAAAGCGATGGTCTGGAAGGAGGTCGCGCTGCAGGGTTCGACCACGGCGGAGTTCGAGCGGCAGATCCTGGAACTCCAGCCCTTCCTCGCCGAGAACTGGCGCACCAAGGTCAGCGACAAGACCGGCAGCATGATCCCGGAGACGCCCGCGACCGTCATCCTCTACCGCCAGGACTGCAAGTTCCTGCTCGACCAGGTGATCCCGCGCAAGGATGCGCCGCGCGCCGATTTCGACCTGGCGCTGGCGAGCCAGCCCTTCCGCCTGCGCGCACGGACCGACTTCAAGGCGCGGCGCGTGCTGGCGCCGCTGGCGCGAGCGCTGGGGCCGGGCGGCCGGCTGCTCGGCATCCATTCGGCCGGCAATGATCCCGGCATCGAGATCGTGCAGCGCATCTGGCCCGGCGAGGACCCGTTCACCACCTCGCGCCGCGAGCTGCTCGATGCGACGCGCGATGCGCTGGGCGAGGAGGCCGCACGCTTCCGCTTCGATCCCCTGCCCAATCGCGACGCGCTGTTCCGCTACGAGATGCACACGCTGCCGCACGAGATCGACAATGAGAGCGCCTCGATCGGCACGTCCACCCTGCTCGCCGCCTGGAACGCGGCCACCTATGTGGCGCAGATCGACGACGAGCGGCTCGCCCGCGCGATGAGCAACAGCAATTATCTCGACGCCACGCGCGAAGTGCTGCGCAAGAATGGCGAGCTGTGGTTCAACGACGAGAGCTATATCATCGAACGGCTTCGCTAGGCGCGCCGCCCTTCCCCTTCACCATTTCACCCCATTGCCGGAAAGAAGGACATCCCATGCGCGGTAGTTATTTATTCACGTCGGAGAGTGTGTCGGAGGGGCATCCTGACAAGGTGTCGGACCAGATCAGCGATGCGATTGTGGACCTGTTTCTGGGGAAGGACCCGGAGGCGCGTGTGGCG